CTTGAATGGAGTCTACCATGTCTATCAGCTTTAAACCTTCACAAGTGTTCGCTCTTATTGAGGCCAAAGGCCTCTGCATTTACGGACACTCTGATGTGTTCTCAGGCCCAGTTCACACACAAGCAATTGTTGTGGCTCGTGCTTTGGGACGGTTCGAACGTGAGTTCGACGCTTACGCCCTTAAACAAGGTTCTCTGAGTGCGGTACGCGAGTACCACCGGTTGCTGGTTGACGAGGTAAATCTCTATATCAGTCTTCGCCGGAAGGAGGATTAGCTCTGGGTCCTACTAAGACCCTGGGACTCGGGAAATCCCGATCCCTAAACGAAGGGTCTCCCTCGAAAAGGAGTCCTTCGTGTCTGGTCCATTCTCTGCAACTCTCCAGTTTACCTCGTGGAAGGTGTCAAATCCTGACACAGGCGCTGGATCTTTTTGCCGCACGTACTATCGACCTTCGACTTGGTATCGCTCTGGTACCAGGAAGAAGCATGCGAGAGATCCTCTCCCGTATACCATGCAAATGGGTTCGACAGATTTAACGCTCGGCCGGAATCAGACCTGTAATGCGTCAGCTGATGCTTATTACACTACGCTCACTGAGAGCCGGTGGAATAATGCAAATAATCTGGCGTCTAACAGGGCTGCGTCCAGTTTTGTTGCAAAGGCCCAAGGTCTGGCGCAAGCCAGCATGGGTGAGACCTTAGGTGAGTGGAAGAGCGCATTAGATATGCTTACTTCCAGAGTCAAGCAATTGGCTTTTGCTGCTCGTTATCTGCGTGCCGGCAAGTTCGACATCGCAGCGCGGGCATTGAGTCTTACCAAAGACTCATACGGCTCAACTACCCGTAGAAGGCTTAAGACCTTCGGTCAGCAGTGGTTGGAGCTCCACCTTGGGTGGGTTCCATTATGCCAGGACATATACAACGCTACTCAGGTTTTCTCGAAGGATCCCTTTCCTAAGCGATGCCTGGGTACTGCGCATAGTTCTGACAACTACAGCGTGATATCCTCTTTTCCTACGCATAAGAACACGAAAGTGGTCTATTACAAGGTCGGATATCACGTTAGAGGCGACGTTCACGTTGTCAATCCAAATGTAGCACTCGCTGCGCAACTGGGTCTTGTAAACCCGGTTTCTGTTGCTTGGCAACTTGTCCCCTACAGCTTCGTTATCGATTGGTTCGTCAATCTATCAGACCTTCTTGGTCTGTATGACGGATTGCTCGGCTGCGAAACTTTGCGGGCTAGTTATACCACGCTTCGCGAAAGTCATGCGACAATAGAAGACCTTACGCGGTCGTCTTCATCACTTCCATGGGACCTAAACAGTTTCATTGGAGGGCATGGAGCCTACTGTAAGAGGATTCTTGGCTTGCCACCAAGTCACTTGACTTACATCAACTCTCCCCGCTTTTCTTGGCAAAGAGGCGCTACAGCTGTGGCCCTCCTGCTCGGATATTTGCGGTAAAACCCCTTTGAAGGATTTTCATGCCCTCGATGGCTGACATCACTGTCAAGAAAGCTGATGACGCAACAAACGTCATCTACGTCTCCCTTGCCCCCTCGTCGGGGGATACTGTTCCATCTGTCTGGCGCCAAGAAGCAATGGCCACTCAACCGAATCTCAAAGCGACTGTGTCGCTTCGAGCCGGTTGGAATGGTCCTCGCGACGCGCGCCGGGTCCAGATGGATTTCATGTATCCCTTCACGGCGACGGACACGACCACCGGTCTGACGACTGTGATCGCCCGGATCCCCATCCAGGTGACCGCAACCATCCCTCAGCTCGTGACGGATACCGTGATCAGCGAGGCTGTCGCGCAATGCGGCAATCTCCTCGATCACGCTCTGATTCAGAGCTGTTTCAAAGCCGGTTACGCAGCGACCTAATCAGTCTCTGCGAGAAAGGGTCTGTCCTCATGCTACCGCAGCAACTGCGTGGCATCTTCCTGGCTCTTTGCCAGAAGGCCGATACGCCTCGTTCGTTGGCAGCTTGGCTGCTTTTCCAAGCGAATGAGTATGAACAGCTCGTCTCTTTGACGACTGATTCGTCTCACTATCTCGACACAGAAGCCTATAAGTTCAGCAAGGATCGTGCGGTCTCCGACTTCTTTTCGAAGTATCGGGACTTCTCGATTCCGAATCTGAACCTCGAAGCAGAGTGTGTCGGCTCGTTCTTTAAGGACGAGGAACAATGCGCGCTAACAAACGCTAGACTGTCT